GCTGCATCCTTCTTTCTTACCACCGGCAAAAAAGGAAGATCCTTTAAGCCAGAAAAAAGTTCGTGCTTTAAATGAAGAAGTCGTTGTAGTATATGATACACAATCTGAAGGTTGGAGATCTTTTAGGGTTGACAGTGTGCTCTCTTTTGAAGCCATATAAATAGAGATACCAATATTGGTATCCATCCACCCTCAAAGGAACTCTTTAATTATACCACCATTTTCGATATTTGTACACATTAAAAAGGAAGACTAATGAACTTTTATATCGAACCAATTTGGATGGCGCTAGCCTGTGTGGGCCTTAGCGCTTTGACAGGTTATTTAATTGCTAGAACAAATTTCGCTGCGGATAATGAAAGAGCTATCGAGGACACTATCACATACCTTTGTAAAGAAGGTTATATAAAGCATAGGCATTTATCTGATGGTGAAATCGAAATCATTCCGTTAGAAGCAGAACTATAAAATAAAATGCACATAACTGAAAATAAAAGTGTACATCCGATATGTATTGTAGTAGTATGAACTATAAACAAAGGAGACTTCATGTCACATTCAATACAACTCGATATCGATTTTAACATTACTACTTCTAAAATTAAATCACTTACTAAAAAATATAATATTAACTTTGAACTTATAACTAAATCTGGACCTGCTTCTGGAAATCCTATTTACAAGTTTTCTTCTAACATTAAATCAGATCTTGAATTATTTTTAAATAAAAATTACCAAACAATATCTGCCACATCTGGAATTATTAATATATAATCATCTTAAAAAATAGTGTAACATAAAAGTTACACTATAAAATAAGCTGTGTACAACCTATTAATAATGTTGTAGAATGTATTATAGCAACGTTTTGGAGGATACTACTATGGTTAAGAGAGACACTATCAAAATCAAGTCTAAGAAGCCACGCAAGCCTATGTCAGAGGAACAGCGCAAGCAAGTTGCTGAGCGTTTTGCCAAAGCTCGGGCCGAAAAGCTACTAAAAAATCCACCGTCATATGCATACATTGCTGATAATGTATTGGCATTGCCTGAAGATGACGTATTCTCTCTTAAAAATATCAGACGCTGGCAGGCAACTCAGAAAGAGATCTTGAAAGAAGATAGATCTATTCTTCGCAAAGAGCCTAATACAAAAGGCATCTACGCAAAGGTATCTGCTACTGCCGGATACATTGCAAACCTAGATAGGTTCTTGCGTACCGGAGATTACTGTGATGACTTCTATGGTGAACATAGGGAACATGCAGTAAAGTGGAGATGCGTACATCCTGCATACGATAAAGAAGGTAATATTAAACGAACACATGGCGTATTTTATTCAGACCTTGGATTTACCTGGAATGATATGGCGGAAAACGAGGTTGAATGATAGAAACACAATTTTTAACAAAATCAAAATTCTCTGTTCTTATTGAGAATGCCGTAATTAAACAAAAAATGTCATACATCGATGCGGTGTGTGACATTTGTGAAAAACATAATATCGATACTCAGGATGTGCGCAAGTTTATATCTGCGCCCATCAAAGATAAGATTGAAGCCGAAGCAATGAAACTAAATTACTTACCACGTGGTAATGAATTAACATTTGAGTGAATGTAAGGATTTATAATGCGTATTGATAATGATGTAAAGCTTGACTACAAAGATGTACTCATCAGGCCAAAGAGAAGCACTCTCAAATCTCGAAAAGAAGTAGACCTAAACCGTACGTTTGATTTTAAAAAATATCAGTATGGCGGCGTGCCTATTATGGCAGCCAATATGGATGGTGTTGGAACTATGGATATGGCTGCAGCACTGTCAAATCATGGTATCTTTACGTGTCTCGTTAAAACCTATAGCGTTGATGAACTCATTGAATATTTCTCTGCATGGGGCTTTACTAATACCACTGCAATGAGTATTGGCATCAGTGATAAAGACTACGCTAAATTTGAAGATGTTTACAGAAAAGTAGGCAGTAATTTAAAATATGTCTGCATCGATGTTGCGAATGGATACACTGAACGATTCGTTTCATTTGTAAAAGAATTCCGTAAAAATCACCCATCCATTGTAATCATTGCTGGCAATGTAGTGACCGGTGAAATGACAGAAGAATTGATTCTGGCTGGAGCTGATATGGTTAAAGTAGGTATCGGTCCTGGTAGCGTATGTACTACACGTATTCAAACAGGTGTTGGTTATCCACAACTTAGTGCTGTTATAGAATGCGCTGATGCTGCACACGGACTGGGAGGTTTTATTATCGCCGACGGTGGTTGTACTTGCCCTGGTGACGTGGCTAAAGCCTTTGCTGCCGGTGCTGACTTTGTTATGCTTGGTGGAATGTTAGCCGGACACAATGAAGGTGGCGGTGAAGTAATTGAAAAATATTATAAGACAGGTGAATGGGTTAAAGATGTAATGACAATTGACGAAATTGAAAAGACATCTTGGAGTGATAAAATCGAACAGAAAAAGTTTGTAGCGTTTTACGGTATGAGTAGTGATGCAGCAAACACAAAACACTTTGGAGGATTAAAAAACTATCGATCTTCTGAAGGCAGAGAAGTATTAGTACCGTATCGTGGTGATATTGATCACACTATTCAAGATATTTTAGGTGGCCTCAGGAGCACGTGCACGTATGCGGGAGCAAGTACACTAAAGCAATTAAGTAAATGTACAACCTTCATTAGGTGTACACAACAATTCAATGGAGTCTACGCCTAAAATAAACTATAAATAACGATGTACTACGACACATGAACGTGGTATAATACACAAACACATTACAGCAATACTACAGCAAATAAGAGGAACTAACATATGTCTTTTGCAGAACTAAAACGAAATAAAAGCTCAATCTCTAAACTCATCCAAGCAGCCGAAACTGCTGGCGGTGGTGGAGAAAAGAAGAACTACGGTGATGACCGTGTATGGAAACCAACAGTGGATAAAGCCGGTAACGGTTATGCTGTCCTACGTTTTCTTCCAGCAGGTGAAGGTCAAGAACTTCCGTGGGTTCGGTACTGGGATCACGGTTTTAAAGGACCAACTGGTCAATGGTACATCGAACGGTCTCTTACATCAATTGGGCAAACAGATCCTGTCGGTGAATTGAATTCCAAGTTATGGAATACAGGCATTGAAGAGGATAAAGGAACCGCACGTACGCAAAAGCGTCGGTTGCACTATGTCTCAAATATTCTAATTGTATCAGATCCTGCTAATCCTGAGCGTGAAGGCAAAACCTTCTTGTATCAGTATGGTAAGAAAATTCATGACAAAATCATGGATATGATGCAGCCAGAGTTTGCGGACGAAACTCCTACAAATCCGTTTGATATGTGGGAAGGCGCAGACTTCAAACTTAAGATTCGTAACGTTGAAGGCTATCGTAATTACGATAAGTCTGAGTTTGCTTCTCCTGCAGCTATCTCTAGCGATGAGGATAAGCTTGAAGCTCTATATAATGGTATGTACGATCTAGCAGAGTTTGAAGATCCTAAGAACTATAAATCATATGCTGAGCTTAAAGCCAAGCTTATGAAAGTTCTTGGAGAGTCTGCAGATGCCGGTCAGGAGTCATTGGCCCAGGCAGCTCAAATGAATGAGCCAGCACCTGATCCAATGTTTAATGCTCCGGTAACGGCAGAGGCTATTAGTGAGAAATCAAATGATGATGACACACTATCATACTTTGCCAAGCTTGCTCAAGACGATTAAAATGCCGATGGCATAAGAGCAAAGGGATCGCCTGCAGAGGCGGTCCCATTTAAGTTTGTGGAGTTAGCACTAGAAGAATTATTGTTTGCAGTATTAGTTGTATTATTATTAACAACAACCGCTTGTAAATTTGATGCTAGCTGAGCTTGCAATGACTGAAGATTTGCTAATTCATTGCCGGTTTCACTTTGTAGCTTACTGACTCTTGCAGTGCTTGCATTATCTCTAGTTTGAATACGATTTTTGGCTGCAGTTCTACTGGCTGCATCACCTACACCTACATTAATTGCCGGAATAAGATTAAACGCTGGTGTAAGAAATGTTTCAGGAATATTAATTTCAGGAAGTTTAAATCTGAAGTTCTTAGAAATCATTAAGTATAGTTCATCACCAAGATTTGCTATAAAGTTAGCAGCTCTTTCAAAGCTTGACTTAAATCCGTTAACCAACCTTTTAATACTGAATGAAATCTGTGATACTAGGATATCTTTCATCAGGCCAATATTATCACCAAGAGCAGTGACTATATCCTGTAGACTGAATGACAGTCCGCCTAGATTAACCTCACCAGAAAACTTATTTGATAACCATTTTTTAACAGTGTCAAATGCCATTATAGCAATATCGCCAACAGAATATTTGTTGGCTTCAGCTAGTGCTTCAGACGTCTTATCGAAACCAAAGAGTCCGGCAATCCAAGAGCCGATACCAGTAAATACCTTTAAAGCTAAGTTCAGAGGCATATATGCAAGATTTATTAAAGCTTTGGCCGGTTCATCCCAAGTAAATAAGCCAATAAGCCAATTCGTTGCTGATGCCCAGGCACTAAAAGCTATACTAGATATAGATGTGAAGATACCCTCTTCACCAGGCTTGGTCCAAGAGAATAGCCCACCAATCCAGTCCATTGCCAGTTTGATTGGTGCCATGATTATATCTGCAAGACATGTTGCTCCTGCTACTAATAGGTTAAGTGCGCCGAGTGCAGCTATCTTCAATGCTTCTACAGGATCGCTAAACAACGTGCCGAACCATTGCATGACCGTAGTAATCATATCTTTTATTGGTTTAACAAAGTCAATACCTTTTAGCCATTCGGCGCCTTCATCAAAGCCAAGCTTCTTCAGACCCCATGCCATTAGATCTTTTAAAAGGTTTAGCGGAGCGCCAACGAAGTCTGAAAGTGCAGTACTAATACCGGCCGTAAACTTATCGTATATCGATCCTTCGGTGTCAATAAAGTCTTTGACACCTTTGAAGGCTGACACAAGAACACCGATCGGCCAAAGTATTTTACCAAAAACTCCTAAAAGTTTTGTTGCGCCACCTTTCATAAAGGTAACTATCTTTGCTCCAAACCCACTTGTAAAGAACTCACCAATCGCAGCCCCGACTTTAGTGATAGGACTAAACAGTGATTTCATCTGGAGAAGGAACCGGCCTATCCTTGGAGACTTAAATTTGCCATCTTCGCCTTGCAAAGCAATAAGCTTTCCATCGATACCGATACCAAATCCTTTGAGTATGCTTGTCTTAGCATTCTTAAATGCATTAGCTATTTGTCCACCGATGGTTGTTATCTGTTTGCCATCTCCACCCTTAGGAAGAACTGCACTCATACTAAAGAATCTTAATACACGTGCCCGAACATTTAGAAATTTTTGATTAAGGGTTTTAGCCAATGACTCCGGAAACAGATTGCCAAACTTTATATTGCTAATACGCTTTATGATAGGAAGTTCCCACCCGCGCATACCAGCAAATGCAGCACCAACAGCTGCAAGACCTGCAGCAAAACCGGCAATCATTTTTCCAATGTTAGCAAGTCTGCCAAAGAAAGCATTGATATTACCGCTAGCACTGTCAAGAGGCTTAAAGCCAGTCATTTCTTTTTTTACGACCTTAGGACCTTTAGGACCTTCTAACTTATCTTCTAGCCGGTCACCAGCGCCACGTGCGTCTAACTTGAACTGTTTGACAAATGTAGAATTAAGCATAAGGATAGCCGCAGTCGTATTTGACTGTGATTTATTACCTTTTGCAATTTCGTCTTTTAAATCAGACAGTGTTATTTTATCAGCCATTATCTTTTACTTTGCTGTTCCTTGGCTCGTTCATTTTCTTCTTTTATATGTTCAATGAGCATTGTTAAATATACCTCCCTTTCCCATGGTATCATCTCTTCTATTTCGGTTAATGAATAATGATGATGTTGCATCAGGGAGAAATTAGTCTTAAAGTATCCGATCAGAGATTCGTGGGAAAGGGCTATGAGAAAAAATCGTTCATACCCTCCAAGGTAATTTTATTTGTGTCACTACATGATACACATGTAAACTCCACATCGTGTTTTAGTTTAGGCATCAGTTCAACATACTCACGGATTTTATCAAACTGCTCGGATGTGAGTGATTCAATAAACTCCATGACTTCGGCCTTTGGCTCATCTTTCATACTAATGCGTTCTTCACCAGTAAGAACTGAGTCGATGCACTTAGCAATCATGTCAAAAGTTTGAGTAACCTGACTTGCTCCATCAGCCATATCAAGATCGCCTAGATCAGAATATGTCGGCCATTTTAGTTGTACCGAGATTTCATCAGTTAGTTCTATCAGACTAACGATATTCTCAGGCATATTAATTTTAATTGATTCAAGCGGAATCACAATCTCATTGGCGTGATCGCATTCTTTGCATTTGATCTGCACTTTAGATGTTTCGCCTACTGACTTAGATCTAATCTGTGTGAACATATATTCAACATCAAACGTCGTAAGCTTATTACGCTCAAGATCTTCGCTAACACATGCCTCAATAGTATCAACAATTGCAGCAAGTGATTGCTTTGGGTCTTGAGACTCCATTGCGAGCATCAAAACTTTTTCTTCTTTTACGAGGTACGGTCTAAACCGTACGGATTGCTGTGTCGAAGGCACAACAATATCGTATTTTGGGGTAGCGTTTAATTTAGGTAAAGCCATATTATATTGATCTCCAGTCCTTATAGGACAATTGTACGTTCAATTCAACGAGCCCACCTTGCTCATTATTCAGTTGGATAGCATTCATGGTGGTAGGGAATGCCTTGTCAAGTACACACGTGTATATACTCTTTGTGTCTTTGAATAAATCAAAGTCTATATCGATGTTTAAACCAAATAGATTGAAGTTAATATCTACCGGTAAGTCGAGCGCCGCACCTTTTTGCAGTTGCTCTATTCGTACCTCAAACCCATACTCATCCGGATAATTCAGTTCCTTATCTGTTATGATAAGATCCTGCCATGCTTCGAAATATTGTTTAAGGCCATAGTCGTTAGTTACGTAGAATGTCATAGTCACATCTTCTGATGCATAGCCATAAGCTTGTTTGACCTGCTTCATTCCAATGACACGTTCGTTAGTTAAAATCTGTCTGCCCGGAAGCTGTACATCTTTACATAGTAAATTCAATTGACGAGCGGTCACAACACCTGGTAGGGCAGGTAAGTACACGCGGAACATATTAGGTACCGCAATACCCTTACTGATAGCACCTTTAAATTCGTCTACTGAAAATGACATTAGATCATACTCCGTGAAGCTTTATAAACATTTGCTTTGCTTGACTTCTGGAAATCTGCGGTCGGTAAGAATGTAGCAATTTCCCACTCAGGAGCGGGTACATGTGCAAATCTACTTCTTACTTGAGAGCCAAGATAATGTTTTAAGCATGGCTTATACCATTTAAGCTTCGATGTTTTTTGTAATAGTTCGTATGATACTGCAAACTTAGTTGACTGATCATACTTCTTGTTGTTTGTTATTCCCATCAGCCCATCTAGCAGCCTTGCACGCAGCGGAGGTGGTAGATAATGCAGGTTCAAACCCATAAATCCACCCTTGGCCGGACCAATAACAATGGTCAACGGAAAACTATCATAATAAGGTAAAGTTTCTCTATGCTTCGGTTGATAGAAATACATATACATTTGTCCAACACCTTGCCGATTTCTCAGCTTGATTGGATCTTCCATCATCAACTCACCACGTGCAACCTTACCCATGCTACGACCTTTTTTCTGGAACCATTTAATTGATTCCTTGGTCCGTGGCGTGATACCTGCACGAAATGCTTCGATTTCTAATTGATTAAATATATTGCTCATACGTGTATTTATACTTTTTTCTTGCGACTTTTAGGTTTAGGTAGAGGCTTTAGTTTCTTAAGAGGCTTAGGCATGAGTCCCATTTCCTGTAGCTTCTTCTCTGTCCATATATGAAATTCCCATTTGCGATCTAATGCATATTTGTTTGCAGCTTCCCACTTGTTCATATTTTTAACATATGTCATACCTTCTTGCAGGTATCGCTTGGATCGCTTATCACCCTTCGGAGGTTGGGTTTCCTTTTCAGGTTTTATCTCGATTAACCAAGTCTTACCATTTGACCACGTAACCTTTAGGTCCATAAAGTATCTATGGTACTTCTTATCTATATCATAGTAATAAGGAATCACGACTTCTTCGCTAGACCAGCTCTTCACAGCCGGACTTAGGTCCGCCCATTTAAAGCAAACTTTTTCCCATAAGGATCTATATACTACTCTTGTCGGGTCACCTTGATATTTTACGGTGTTCTTAACTGTGTATTTTCCTGAATATGCCATGATTATACTTATAAATAGTTTAAACACAAATCTTACAGTATTTATTGGACAACTCATATGGCTAATCAGGGTTACAGATTCCCACTCAGTGATCAAGAAGATTATAAAGCGAAGATTATGTTTCGCGTATTGTCTGAGGATACGAAGACTATTAATTTTTTAAATGCAAATACGCCTACAAGTTCAGGTAATTTCTTTGAAAACTTTGTGAACAACTTTTTGACTATCGTTAATAACACTGCAAACTATGATGGATCCAAAGGTGGATCTGCTATGTTGTATATGCCATCTGCACTACAGATGCAAGACGGTGTGTCATTTGACAATGTTGCGCTTGGCGCATCAGGTGTTGCTGCGTTACAAACAGTGAATGATGCACAAAGCACAATGCAGCAAGCAGGTGAGATGCTAAAGGCTACGGCCGGTTTGACAGGTATTAGCGCTATTCTTGATGCAGCAAAGGCTAACAAAGATGTTGGTGGCGTTGTCATGAATAAACTAAGCGGACTAGCGGGCGATAGAGCCGGTGCGATTGCATCTAACGCAACTCAGACTGCGGTGAATCCTAACACAAGAGCTACATTCAAGACTGTTAACCATAGAGAACATTCATTCCAATTTAAATTTCTACCACGTAATGTAGAAGAAGGACGTGAGATCGAAAATATCGTTAAGTTTTTTCGAACTGAATTATATCCTGAGTCTATTCAAGTCGGTGATATTTCGGTAGGTTATAAATTTCCTAACAAGTTTGCTATTCAGATGCTATATAATGGTAAACAGATCGGACAGCGATTGCTACCTGCATTCCTTAGATCAGTATCAACGACTTACAACGGTACGTCCCAGAGTTTTTATAAGGATGGCAAATTTAGTGAGATTGATCTGAGTCTTAACTTTATTGAACACGTCACAATGTCTCGCGATGATATTACATACGATCTTGACCCAATCGGTGGCAACTATAAAGAATGGTGGCAGACATTTTTGGATACACAGATAGCTGAAACCAGTCAGTTTCCTAATGCTAATCCACAGACTGGAGTCCAGTAATGTCAACATACTTTAAAAACTTTCCAATTACGTCATACTCATTTGGTAATAAGCTTGCACCTGTAGGCTTTCCTAACTTGTCTGCATATGTAGAAGTAATTGATGTAGTAAAAGATACTGTAGCTTTTTATCGTAAGTTCTACATCCAAGAAGGCGATCGCCCTGATCAGGTCTCTATGCAACTGTACGACACACCTGATTACTATTATACGTTCTTTATGATGAATGATAATATACGTGAGCAAGGTTGGCCTCTGTCAGAACAGCAACTCAAAGAGAGAGCTGCAACAGACTTTCCACACCAAGTATTAACTACTAACGCAATTTTGACAGGCATATTTAAAGTCGGAGCAACAATATCTGGTTCGACTTCTGGTGCCACAGGTAAGATTATTGGACGTAACCTAGATCTAGGTCAGATCATTATTGATAAGACTACGATTGTTGGTACCTTTCGAAAAACTGAAATTATTACATCACAGGTTGGTGATACTATTCAATCGATCACACTTAAAAACTCTATTGATCAGGGTAATGCGATCAAGCATTATGTGAATGCAGCTAAGCAGCTAAGTGATATTAATCCTCACTCAGGTGTTGTTCCATCCACCCTTACGCCTATAACTAACCTTGAATACTATAGAGAACAAAACAGTGGCCTCAAAGAGATAAAGGTTATTAAACCTGCATCTATTGCCCAGATTGCAAAAGCGTTCCGCGAAGAGTTTAGATAATGTCAGAGTATACCCCAAAAAGCCCGCTCGAGTATAAGCTTGAGAAGGTTACGATTACACACGGTAGAAACGAACATGAGTTTGATATTACTGCGTCTGTCGTAGAGATCGAGGTATTTGAGAATCTAAACCGTGCATATCTTACGGGTTCACTTGTATTCTATGATGATGCACGAATTGTTGAGGCTGTGGACTTTAATGGTACAGAGACTATTACAATTATTGCTGGCCTATATCAAACAGACTATAAGATTAAAAAAGAATTTGCGGTACGTGAAATAAGTTCGATACATCCTGCATCAGATACTTCGGATGTTGTGACACTGAAGCTTATAGACAAAGACTCATACATCTCATCGATGATTAATGTGAATAAGATGTACGAAGGTAAGCCATCTGAAATCATAGAGCATGTGTTGCTCGATAACTTTGGTGCAACCAAAAGACTGTATAAGCAGGGCAGTTCAAGTGCGAGTGACGCAGGATCAGATCTGCCTGAAATAGTAGCTGCTACCAATACTTCGTCCGCCGAAATGCAGAGTGTTATGAGATATATAGTGCCAAACATGACGCCGCTCGAAGTTATTGAAAAGATGAAGATGCGAGCTACAGGTCTGCAAGGCGCTCCTTATTTTTGCTACTCGAGTCTGAATGATAATGATCTGAGGTTCTTTGATCTGTACACACTTTTGACAGAACCATCAATGAATGCCGAGAATCCATTTTTATATTCTACAGTATATGCACAACAGAATCCTGGTGCTGGTGATGCAGTGTCACTTAATATTATGTCATTTGATATGAAGAACAATGAGAACGCATTGGCCCTTATTATGAATGGTGATGTAGGTGCACAGTATGAATACCTTGACACTACGACTTCACTCGAACATTCTTTTGCATATGATGTAGGTAAAGTATTTAAACATGTCTTACCTTCCGGATCGAATCCTGTCTTTGATGTTATGACACAGTTTAATAATAAATCGGCTAACGAATACCGGACAAAGCGAGTGAGTCGTGTCGCTACGACCTCAACATATGAACCCGGAATGTCTAATATATATGAAGAAGGCACAACAACAAGACACTTTTCAAAGGCGATAGGCATATCACTGCGTAATATGTTAGGTAAATCATCTGTCGAAATACATGTTGCAGGTAGACAATTCTTTCCTCAAGGCGATCATCGAACTATAGGACAGATTGTTTCTATTCTTACTATGGCCAACCAACAACCCAAAGGTTCGAATCAAGAGGTAGAGATTGATCAGAAAAGATCTGGTGACTATTTGATATATGGTTGCAATCACATATTTGGTAAGACCGAGTATTCCGTAAAGTTATCACTTGTTAAAATAACAAACTATAAAGGTAATACAAAGCTATGATGAGTCATTATGGTGATAACTTTCGCTGGTTCATGGGTATAGTAATTAATAACCTAGATCCGCTTATGCTCGGAAGAACACAAGTTCGGATCTATGGTATTCATAACAATAGTCATGATGCAATTCCTAATGCCAAACTACCTTGGGCTACAGTGATGCAACCAACAACAAGCGGCGGTACTTCAGGTATCGGTGCGATGCCTATGCTTTTACCTGGTGCACAAGTTGTAGGTTTCTTTATGGATGGTGAAGGATCGCAGCTTCCACTTATTATAGGCGTAGTTCCACATCTTGAAGTGCCGTCCGAACAACAGCTTGTCAAAGCTCAAACGGTCGAAGTCGGCTATGGTGTTGGACAAGTTGATCCTGCTCTTGCCCGGGCGGTCGGAACAGTAAACAACAGTATGGGTTCGGCTGCATCAACTACATCCACTACAGGCATTCCGGTATATCCTCCTGATATATCTCTTGCATGGATAGAACAAGAAGTACGAAAAGAAGCAACTAGAATAAAGATTGATCCAAATGTTGCGGTACGATTATGGAAAGCCGAAGGCGGAGGTCAGTATCAGTCAGCTGTTACTACGGGCAATCAATTAAAAAGGAATGGTCGTGAAGCATCATACGGTCCTTTTCAATTGTATGTTGGTGGAGGTATGGGTAATGATTATGAGACTGCTACAGGAAGAGTTCTTGCGTCTGACAACAACAGGGTTGGTGTTACTAAACAGATAGAATTTGCATTGGCCAAGGCGAAGCTTGGTGGATGGGGTCCATGGTATGGCCGCAAGCCTGCCGGGATTGCAGTGTGGGAAGGGATTAGAACCTAATGGTTTCGTTTAACAAAGTTAATAGTGTTTTATCTACATTTGACCAGAGACTTCCACGTGATGGCTTGCTTGCTGCAGGCAATCAGGTTGTAGGAGAGTATCAGGCTCAGCTCACATCAAAACTTGGAGGAGCTCCAGGAGAAGTACTCAATGGGATTCAGGCACTTACGTCAGTCGCTGATTATCCAGGCCAGTTTGGTGAGAATGTATTTGGTACAGCAACAGTAAAGCTTACCGATTCGGTAGGTGGTTTAAAATCATCACTTGTAACTGATATTGCAAACTTATTTTCTGGCGGTGTTGGTGGGCATGCAGGATTTACGGACGTATTAGGCACATCCGCAGCATTGTCTGCAGTGACACAAGGCGTTCCGGCTTCAGGATATATACAGAGTTATTATGCAGGAAGTGGTGGAGAGTCTATTCAAAAATTACTAGGTACTGCGACGGGCAAACCTACAAGCCAGTTAATTTCAGTAGTATCGACAGTGCAAAATGCAGGGTCAGCCAACTTTATTCAGAACGCTCTGAAACAAGCATTAGGTCTAACTCTTGGCCCTGTTATTTCAGAATTTAATGTTCGGGCAAACCTTACGATTGGTACTGCGCTTGGCTCAACTCTACAAAACATTGTTGATATTCTTGATACTCCGGTTGTACAGATTATATCAGGGCTTACACAAGGTAAACTAAAAACTGCACAGCTCAATTCAATTGCACGTCTTATCGAAAATGGTAATTATACGGCGGCTATTGCAACAGTTGCAGGTGTATCAACATTACCTATCGGCGATATTGAATTTGGTATTAATGGGCTGAGTACTAAACTATCAGATCGTGTAACGTATGGTAACCCGATACTTACTCTGCCTAACTTTGATATTGGATCAAATGCACAAGGTTGGGACGGCGTTCGTACAAATACACCTAATTCTGGTTATAACCAGACTCTTGGCAGTAGTAATTCAGAGCCTTATAACTTCACATACATCGCAGGATCCGAAGAGCTTGAAGCCGAGATGAGATCATCTTCACGTGAGATAACCGAAGTTATTATCCATTGGACTGCTACGTTTATGGATCAAGATATTGGTAGTGAAGAGGTACATCAGTGGCACTTGGCCAGAGGATTTAGTGGTTGTGGATACCATTATGTTATTCGAAGAGACGGAAGACTTCAGCGTGGCAGACCTATAGGTAAGATTGGTGCACATGCAAAAGCAAATGGACATAATAATAAATCTATTGGCATATCACTTGCAGGTGGGTATACTTGTGTGTCCGGTACTTCGGGCTATCAAAATCTAGTAGGTAAAGAATCATTTACGCCAGAACAAAACAAGGCAATGAACGCATTTTTGGCTACGTTCTATAAAGTATTCCCGGGTGGACAAGCATTTGGGCATAGCGATACCGATCCAGGCAATAAAATTGATCCTGGTTTTAGTGTTCCTAACTATGTTACTTCGGTATTTAATAAGAATAATATTACGACTGGTACAAGTGCACCTCTCACAGTGGCACAAATATCAACAGCACGGAGCACAGCTACAGTATGACAACACAAAATGATGAGCTAGAAGATCGCGTATCGGCAGACGGGAAGTCGGCCGAGAAGGTCGGAGTATTTCCGAACGGATTTCAAGATCCTAATGGTGTGTATCCTCGCCAAGCCTATTGGCATCAATCTTCGCTAAACAAAGCCTCGCTTGGTTCGAAGCGTAATGATCTTACAACAAATGGTGGCATTCCTACGCTGCAAAAAGAAGCTATATACCAAGATAAAATTATACGAGACGCCAAGACAGCCGGAAAGTATAACAGTACAACTCCATCAAGCTATCCGAACAACCAGGTTATTGAAACGCCGGGTGGTCATATTATCGAAATGGATGATACGCTCGGTAATGAAAGGATATTGATACGACATAAGACCGGGTCAGGTATTGAAATTAAGCCTGACGGTTCGATTTACCTTGCTTCCGGTAATAATCTTATTGTATCTGCTGCTGATGATGCACATGTAGTTGTTGAAGGCAACGCACATATGACATATCAAGGTAATCTGAATGTAGATGTAACCGGTGATTACAACCTCAATGTGGCAGGTAACTATAATAAGTTTATTGCAGGTGATGAGCGTGCTGAGATCGATGGTGCTCGAAGATATAACATTGCAAAGAATGATGGGCTGATTGTCAAAGGTGGCAAGTTCACTACTGTGGCCAAAGGTGTGGTCGATACATATCTTGGAGGATTTACGGCTGCTGTCAAAGGTGCATGGGAAACAGCGGTTGACGGTACTGCCGGATTATTTTCGAGTGGAGCTATGAGAGTCACGTCCGAGGTACAACAGAATATAACATCTCCGGATACAAATATCCATGCATCAAAGCTATCGGTCTTTGGTGATACAGGTACATTTGGTGGTGAGAACATTGTACTATATTCATATAACCACCATTTAGGTAATACATTATGGTTAGGTGATGGTGAAGGCGGAGCAGGTACAATCAATGTAGATACGATTCGTGCAGTACGCGTCGAAGTAACTGGTGATATTGTGGCAAGTAACAGTATGACTGCTCCAACATTCCATGGTGATTTAAATGGTATGTCTAAGACTGCGGCGACCACGGTACACCAATCATATTCTGACCCAGATACAGGTCCAGGATCAGCTGGTAATGTTGGTTCGCAGGGTACTATTACTGAACTAGCTATTAATACTGACATACTTGCGGATGACATCAAAGCAACTGCGTTACCCAATGCAGGAATGGCTACAACATACCAGAAGTCCTCGTATGGCGTCCAGAGTGTGAAGGTGGATCCAAATGGCGACTTGCTATCATCTATTGATAGAACAGGATCAACCGGTGGTGTGACGCCAAGGCATCTAACTACTTCGGAGGCCAGATCTAAGATGCGAGATAATGGTACACTTAATAATACAGACTTCATGGCGGTACAGGTAGCTGAAGGTAAGATCAATCCTGAATATACAAAGCCACAGCCCAAAGAAATCGGTAGAACTTCTGGTATTAAACCTGTACCACAAAATAATGAAACGACAATAGGACCACACTGATGACACAGAGACCTGAATCGTATCAACAGTTTACACCCAATCCAAGTCTAAAGACTGTTATACCTGATCCTACATACAATCCAAACAACTCACCCGGAATTACGTCGGCCACGAAGTTGGCGCGCGGTGTTACTGTAGCAAGGTTTCTGGGTGGCGCAGGTGAATCGACTAACTTGAATCATATCACTGTAGCGGCCGATAAACTACAAATTGCGAGACAGTTATATTTGCAGGCAGAAGCAATCAATCTTGTATCTCAGAATTTTGGTGCGTTTAAGAACCATAGGCTTATCGTAGTTGAAGGCTTATATCGTAAGGCC